GTGTACACACAGCATAGACAGTCATATGACCATGTACAAAAGGTGCAACGTATTTGTTACTGATATATGTTTCACATGAAACATCACATAGTTAGTCGCTCCTAACGCATCCGGGCACGGTGTCCACGGCTCACGCACAAAACAGTGTAGTTGTTTTCGAACATTTGATAGTTTTTGACGAACAGAGCCGCCGGGTATAAGTATAGCCCCGTAAAAATCGTTGCGTACAGGGCCGTCCAGTGCCTCACAGACCATTGTGTATATTGCACAAAACAGAGGGCGAATAATTGGGTAATTATTGTGTAATATTAAAACTTGAAATCGGAAGGATGTGTGGTATAATATAATCACAAAGGGAGAGGAACTCCCGATAACACAATGAAAAGGACGGTAACAAAAATGACATACGGTGAATTTTGCAAGGCTTGTGCAGACGGTAAAATCGTGGTGTATGACACAAAATCTGAACGGGGCTATGTGTCCCGCCGCTTGAAAGATAGCGACACTCTAACAACGGGAGTTGCAAGAGGACGGAGAGCCGGAGAGAAATATGTGTTGCTCCCCAGATGGGACAGTACAAGTTATTGCTACCGGGTATATTATAAGGATGTGTAAGAAATGAGTAAAATATATACAGACGGATGGCATTTGGTCAAAGGCTACAACGATGCAATCTTAGTTAAAGATGGCAAGTTTGCGGCGGCAATTATCCGGGGCGCACACTGCGCTCCATATGTTGTGGACAGATTTACCGGGAAATATATCCCCTATGCCCCCACGGCATACTATGGGGATGTATACACCACCACCTGGGCAACGGTTAAAGATATTGACCTATGCTCTTATATCCGTAAATTGCCATGGAAAATACGCGACAGGATTATTCCAAATTGCAAAACGTGCCAACGGTACGTTCACACGTGTGCCGGAATGAACTGTTACATTACAGACGAGATTGCCGAAGTATGCGAGGGGCGATAATATGAAAGCTGTCAATATGTGGAAGCGGATTTTGTCCATGCCGGACAGCCGCTCAAAATGGTAAAGGTGTGGAAATTTGCCGGTGACTATTGTGTCCCCTATGGTCAGATGTGGACTTATGCAATGGACGAGTTTAACCGGCTCTATAATTTGGGGTATTGGAAATGGCAAAACGAAAGCAAACAAAATGGTTAAAACCAGAGGGGAGCCGCTACCGGCTCCCGGATTACTATTACGACCCGTCAAAAGTCTATGACTGGGCCGGGGATCCTGATGCCGTCCGGTCTGCAAAGGACGAGTACATTAGACTACGCAAAACGGCAATGCAACGTCTACGGAGTATCAAAAAGGCCGGGTTTGCGTGGACAGACGGTTATAAAACGTTTGAAGAATATATCAGACCGGCTAGCAAGTTGACCACACCTGCAGACCTTGCAGTAGGCTTGCAGAATTTGGTGGAATTTTTCGAGAATCCACAAAAAACCACTATAAGAGGAATCCGAGAAAACATTAACAAGCATATAGAAGCATTTCAGTCCCGGGGCATTGACTTTATCAGCACGAACGAAGATTTCCACCTATTCACCGAATTTCTGAATATGCGGGAACAGATGGGCTTGGCTCAAATGTACGATAGCGAACAAATTATTGACCTTTTCCGGGAAATGAAAGAGGGCGGCATAGACCCGCAAATCATCAAAGACAACTTTGAGAAATTTTTGGCATCTACCGCAGGAAAACAAATGCGTCATGAATGGGACAACGTACAAGACGAAATCAAAGACCGGAATTATAAACGGTTAAAGAACAAGGGCAGACCGGAGCCGGGCCGGTATGATACGGAGGTGCAGGCGAAAAATGAAATTAAACGTCGTAGAGCCAAAAAACGCAACCCCCGCACTGCTGGCTTCTATGAAACCGGTACCGTGCAAAAGCGGAAAGAAGCGCAACGGCAGAAACGCCGGGAAGCATACCAACGGCGAAAGGCAAAGTCTGGAAACACTTGACCAGATAGTGGCTTTTGACATTGAAACAACCCGCCTAAAGCCGGAAGATTTTCCCGAATTATCAGCCCCGGAGAAAATCCGGGGCGAATGGGTAGAAACCCGCCGCAACGAGCAATCAATCATGTATATCTGGACTTTATGTCTACATGAGAAGTGCATGATAATTGGCAGAACGTGGGAAGAATTTATAGCCATGATTGACGGTTGGAACGAGTATCTTATACAAAATGATTACCGGCTTGTGATATGGGTTCATAATTTATCATATGAATTTCAGTTTCTGTCCGGTATTCACAAATTCAGCCGGGAAGATGTTATGGCGGTGAAGTCCCGGAAAGTCTTGGCGTGTACATGGGGCAATATCGAGTTTAGATGTTCATATCTTCATTCAAATATGAGTTTGGACACATTCACGAACAAAATGCACGCCGAACATACAAAACTATCAGGAAAAGAGTTCGATTATACAAAAATTCGTTTTCCGTGGACAGAAATGTCACAAAATGAACTTTCCTACTGTACAAACGATACCCAAGGACTATGCGAAGCACTGGCGAATGAAATGCAAGCGGATGGCGATACACTGGACACTATCCCCCGCACGTCAACCGGTTATGTTCGGCGAGACGTACGAAACGCCATACGGAGCAATAAAGAATTGGTCTACAAAATTCGGTCGATTTTCCCCGACACTGATGTATATACCTATCTGCGGGAAGCGTTCCGGGGCGGCAATACCCACGCAAACAGACACTACGCTGGAAAAGTGTTACACAATGTAATATCGGCAGACCGTTCCAGCAGTTACCCGGATGTGCAGTGCAATAATCTATTTCCGATGGGTGAGTTCAAAAAGCTGGGTATGTCAACAGTGGAAAGACTTTTGAATATGCAGAAAAGAGGAACCGCAACGCTGGCACGGATTGTAATATCAAATTGCCACTTGCGGCATATATCTGACGGATGCCCTTATATCCCAAGGGACAAATGCCGCAATATTGTTGGCGGGGTCTATGACAATGGGCGAGTTATTGCCGCTGATTACTTAGAGTTAACAGTGACAGATATTGACCTTCAGATTATCGTTGACCATTATACCGGGAACTATACCGTCATAAGCGGCTATTACTCTACCTATGGCAAATTGCCGCCGGAAATGGTGGGCGTTTTGTGCGACCTTTACCACAAAAAGACGGAACTAAAAAACGTAGCAGGGCAGGAACTCATATACGCAAAAAGCAAGGCAAAACTAAACAGCGTGTACGGCATGACGGCCCAAAACCCCGCAAAACCCGAAGTCTATTTCGATGGCGAATGGGGCGAAGATGCCCTAGATATCGGAGAAGCCCTTGCGGATGCTAGGCGAAACGCTTTTCTAACTTATGCGTGGGGAGTTTGGACAACAGCTTGGGCGAGATACCATTTGCAATGCGGTATTGATTTGGTGGGGACCAGATTTGTATATTGTGATACCGATTCTGTCAAGTACCTAGAGACAGATATTCTTCCCGACTGGACACAGTACAATAATGACCGCATATCGGCAAGTAAAAAGTCCGGGGCCTGGGCGGTTGACCCGTCAGGCGAAGCCCATTACATGGGCGTGTATGAACCGGATGGAAAATACCCCACTTTTGCAACTTTGGGGGCCAAAAAATACGCCTACACGGACGAAAATGGAAAAACACACGTAACTATTGCCGGAGTTAGTAAAAAAGAGGGCGGCCCCGAACTGGATGCAGGAGACGAGTATGGAAATGGGTTGGATAGGTTTGTCAACACAAATCCCGGCTTCCTTTTCCGCAAAGCTGGCGGGGCTGAACTTATGTACAATGACCACCCGGCTATCACGTCCTTAACGGTTGACGGACACATACTCCCGATAACTGCTAATGTAGTGATTAGAGATAGTACGTATCAACTAGGTATCACGGCAGAATATGACAAATTGTTACGGGAAATTACAAAAGAAAAACATTGACAATAACGAAAGTCTTTGATATAATGTAGACAGTTGGAGACACCAACACACAATAACAAAAACTTGAAAGGAAGTAACAACAATGGAAATCATTAAAATGAGCAAGAACGTAGAGGGAGCTGACCTGTATTTTCTCACCACGTCCCCGGAAATCGAGAAAATGACCTCTGTTAAGGGTAAGACATTGGAACTTGACAAGTGGGCATTGTTTGCGGATGCAGACCGCAAGACCGGTGATATGCAGAAAATCCTCTCCATCAAGTCCGGTGATAAGATGTATGCAACTAACTCCGCAACGTTTATCGAATCTTTCGAGGCGATGCTGGAATGTTTCGCTAAGACGGGTTTGGATGTCCACCATATCCGTGTTTCCACCGGAACCAGCAAGGGCGGCAGGGAATTTATTAACTGCGTGTTCGTAGACTGATTCACAACACAAAGGCCCGGGAAACCGGGCTTTTGCTATATGGAGGGATAGCATGGAAAATATTTACACGCCGGAAGGCTGGCTCGACGTTCAGAAAATCGTCGAGAAGCCTTACCCCTTTATTTTTTGCACCGGCGCACGGGGTGTGGGAAAAACCTATGGTGCTTTGAAGTATGTCATTGAAAACGATATACCTTTTATTTATCTGCGCCGGACCCTAACGGAAACTGAATTTTTGGCGGCGAACGAAAGCAATAACCCATTTGCCCGGCTTAATGAAGATACCGGCGAATGTGTGGGACTGTCAAAATCAGGAAAATATACAACGGAAATTGTCCGCAGAGTGCCGGACGGAGATAAGCTAGTCCCGGACGGGCCACCGGTTGGAATGATGCTGGCGTTATCAACTATCAGCAATTTGAGAGGTTTTAACGGGGAGCAATACAGTATAATTGTATACGATGAATTTATCCCCGAACCACACGCAAGGCCTATACGGGAAGAATGTATGGCCCTGATGAACGCATACGAAACTATCAACCGTAACAGGGAATTATTGGGGAAGCCGCCGGTTAAGTTGCTATGTCTCTCCAACTCTAACCGGCTGGATAATGCAATCTATATGGGGCTGGGCCTTGTGAATAAGGTAGTACAGATGCAACGTAAGCACCAGCAACTCAGCTATATGCCGGACCGGGGTATCATGTTGGTAAATATCATGGACAGCCCTATCTCAGCGGCAAAAAGTAAAACCGCCCTCTATCGTATGACAGCCGGGACAGAGTTTGGGGCAATGGCCCTGGACAACAAGTATATCGGGGAGGACTTGGCGATGCCAAACAAGTCGGAGGACTTACGCAATTATGACCCTGTTGTAAATATCGGCGAGTTGTGTATCTACCGCCGCAAGGGCGGCGAAAACCTCTATATTACTACCCACGTTTCCGGCGGTCCTGCCCGGTTTGGTCTGTCCGATGCAGAATTGACGAATTTCCGGCGAAAATATAACTGGATATGGGCGAAGTATATAACCGGCAAGATTATTTTTGAGGAACGTTTGTGCGAAATTTTGTTAAACCGCTATTTTTGGGCTTGACAAAAACAAACATTTGTGCTATATTGTGTGTAGTGACCCCGTGGGCAAGGACACACCCGGAAGGTGGCCCGTGCGGCAGTCCACCGCAGGAACGGGGTCACGCATTTGTGGGAGCGAGTGGCGGCGAGAATGGCGAGCGGTGTGTGCAACTCCCCCGGCCCACAACAACAAAACGAATATGAAAGGGGCAATATTATGAACGAAGCGGTACAGTTGATTACCACATTGATTAGCAATGTGGGATTCCCTATCGCATGCGTTTGCTATCTGTTTTACAGTCAGCAGAAAGAACGGGAAGCACACGCAATCGAAAGCAAGGCCTGGGTGGATGCTCTGGACAGGAACACGCAGGTCATGGAGCGTCTGGAAGGCAAGCTGTCTACCATTAAGGAGGGCTGATATATGCCGAGTATCTATATCAGTCCGTCCGACCAGAACAGTAACTACGGGTGTGGTACCTATGGTAGCGAGATGGAGCAGATGGAGTTGTTAGCCGCAGAAGTCGGAAAGGCTCTGGACCGATGTGGCGTAAAGCATAAAATCTGCTATCATACGGAGATGGGCATTGACGGCAGACCAGCCGATTGTGACAAGCTGGGCTATGATTATTATTTGGCCTTGCATAGCAATGCAGGTGGAGCAGGTGTTGCCCGTGGGTGTGTGGCCTATTACTACGAAGCCGGAAAAAGCCTTGCGAACACTCTAGCCTACGCGATGAAGAAAATCGGTCAGCCGTCCGACCGTTGGTCCAGTGTACAGCAGAACAAGACCTTTTACGAGTGCCGCATGATGGCGGCAACTTCCGTCCTGTTTGAAGTTGACTTCCACGACACACCGGCTGGAGCGGCCTTTATCATGGCCCGGAGGGTGGATATTGCCGAAGCCATTGCCGAAAGCATTTGCGCAGAGTTCGGTGTTGATTATGTTCCCCCCAAACAGGAAACGGACAAGGATGTTCTTTACTGTGTCCAGATGGGCGCATTTAAGAACAAAACGAACGCCGAAAAACTGGCGGCGAAACTGAAAAATGCCGGTTATGACGTATATATTACCGAAAAGGAGAGAAAAGTATGAAAATCGAACAGATTACCGCCCTGAAAGATGCGGGTTTCACGGCTGAACAAATTGTAGCACTGGCCCCCATTTTGACGGATGAAACCCCGAAGCAGGAAGCCACGAAGCAGGACCCCCCGAAGCAGGACCAACCGAAGCAGGAGCAGAAGCAGGAGCAGAAGCAGGAGCCTGAGAAGTCCCCCATGGAGGAAATGATGTCCGCCATTCATAAACAGTTTGAAGATATGATGAAAGTAGTACAGGGTGCCATGATTAACGGCTCCCGGCAGACCGAAACCGAAATGACGGCGGCAGACGTTGCCGCTAGTATCCTGGACCCCGGCAGAACTCGGGGGAAGAAGTGAAAGGAGCATATGAACAATGGCACAGAATGAACTCAATTTTGAACAGGTATCTACCCTGTTAAAAGCAACCCTGAAGCAGGTCAGAGGAGCGGAACCGGTTGGTGAAATTACCACTGCAAACTTTGCAAGTGTCGGCACGACTGCCCTGAAATGCGGTTATGACAACCTGCTGAACGCAATCAGTCAGGTACTGTCTACCACCTATTTTTCTATCCGGCCCTATCGGGGCAAGTTTGGCGGTCTCTATGTGGACAGTCAGAAGTGGGGCGGCTACACCCGTAAAGTACAGGTTGTTGACAAAGACCCGGAGAACAATGTGGAGTACACGCTGGCGGACAATCAGTCCGTTGATATGTATGAGATTCACAAGCCCAAGATTCTTCAGCTGAATTTCTATGGCGGCAACACCTACTCCCGTGACCTGCCTATTTTTAAGGACCAGTTGGATGTGGCCTTTTCCAGCCCCGCCGAACTTGGCCGATTCTGGGCGATGCTGTACCAGAATCTTGACGATATGGTTCAGCAGGACAAAGAAACGGAAGCACGGCTGGCTGTTCTGAACTTTATCGGCGGCAAACTCAAGGGGGATACGGACAACGTTATCCACCTTGTTACCAAGTACAACGAAATTACCGGAAAGACCCTCACCGCCGAAACCGTAAGACAGCCCGAAAACTGGACGGATTTTTGCCGCTGGATGCTGGGTTACATCCGCACGCTGTCCGAGAAAATGACGAACCGGACCGTCAAATACCATATCAATGTAACCGGAAAGCCCATTACCCGTCATACCCCGCTTGACCGTCAGAAGGTGTATTTGCTGTCCGACGATGCGAACATGATTGACACGACGGTGATGTCCACTACCTACAACGACGATTATCTCAAAGTTGTGGATTTTGAGCCGGTCAGTTTCTGGCAGTCGATTGACAGTCCCGCAACAGTTAAGGTTACTCCGTCCTATCTGGCCCCCGATGGCACCATTACCACTGCAACGTCTGCTGTCACCGCCGACGTTTTCGGCGTGATTTTTGACGAGGAAGCAATTCGGGCAAGCCTTATCAACGAGTGGAGCGGCACTACCCCGCTTAACGCAAGGGGCGGCTACAGTGTCCGTTGGGACCATTACACTGTTCGTTGGATGAACGATTTCACCGAAAACGGAATTGTTTTGTGTCTGGACTGAGCGAAATATGCCCCCTTATGGGGGCATATAAACAAGGGGTGATTATATGGTCAATTTGGTGTTCGAAACTACCGGAAAACCGTACAATTCTACACAAGTAAAAGATTTTGCGAAATCCACATGGAGATATGAAGGTGAATTTGTCGAACCATTTGACATATTGCACCCCGTAGTGAAATTGTGGTTGGGAGCAAACGAAGCCGGTGCTTCATATATACCCCGGAATATCAACTATGCATTCATCCCGGAAACGTCCCGGTATTACTGGGTTCGCCGTTGGGAGTATGATTCCGGTATGTGGATATGCTATCTTGATGTAGATGTATTGGCTACATATCGTAACACAATTTTGACATTTAATGCGTATGTCAATCGGTCTTCTACCTTAACTAGAACCAGCATTCCAGATTATATCACACCGGTTCAGGCCATTGGGGACCAGACCACCACCACATTATTACCCACATTGGCGGGTAATATGGCCTACAATCTCAAAGACGGATATTATGTAGTCGGTATTCTCAACAGTGATGCAAATAGCGTTGGGTGTGTATCATACTACGCATTTGACAACACCAACTTCCGGGCATTTTGCAAAAAGCTGATGGAATCCCCTAACTGGGCATTTTCCGGCATTACAGATATATCCGAAAGTTTGTTCAAAGCCCTATTCAATCCGCTACAATATATTACCAGTTGTATGTGGTTCCCGACTTTTCCGCAGGGGTTCGCAAATTCAACTTTCTCTATGCCTTTTGGATGGTGGAATTTCACCGTTACCGGATTCAGAATAGGTACAACAACTCGAACGTTTGAATTTGAGTGTACAATGCCGTTACACCCTCAGTTTAACGACAGGGGTATGTTTGTCGAGACAGCACCCTTCACACTGCGGGATTTGTACTGGGCACCTATTGGGACAATCCCGCTGGACATGAGTTGCAATCACAACGCAAAACTGCGATTGCAAGTATTGATTGATTTTTGCACCGGGGCATCGCCTTATAAAATCTATACCATTGGGGTACACGGTGAAACAACTGACATATCCGCCGGTAGTGTGCAAATCGGTGTACCGTTACAGATTGGGCAAATCGTCAATGACTATATCGGAGCCGCTAAAAACGTGCTATCTTCCGTTGGTTCCGGTTTTTCTCTCGATATTGGAGGGGCCGTAAATGGCGTGCTAAATGCGGCTGAATCTCTAATCCCGGCCCCGTCTACCAGCGGAACCAACGGCAGTGTTGCAGGATTTGCAGAAAATCCCGTGCTTCATAGCCGGTTTTACACTTCTCAAGCCCCTTCGGCTAAGGTGGTAGGCCTGCCTTTTGGAGGTTTTTCACAGTTGAGGACACATGTAGGAGGTTATGTACAATGCGGTACTGTACTCGCCGCTGAAGATGGTGTCGGAATGTTCCCGGAGGAAAAACAAGCGATTATCGCACAGTTACAAAGCGGGGTGTATTTAGACTAATGGCTACATTTATACCACGTCTGGATTCTGGCAGAATGTGGCAGAATCCAAAATACTATGCTGATAATGTGTTTTATCAGTCCGGTTATGGTCTGCCAAACTGTACGTGCTATGCATGGGGCCGTTTTTGGGAAATTGGTGGGGGCCGCCCGGCCCTACCAACTTCCAACGGCGGCGAGTGGTGGGCAGATGCCCTAGCGAGTGGCGCATACCGGACCGGACAGGTTCCGCAGGTTGGTGCCGTTGCGTGTTATGAGGACCTGGACGGCGGGGCCGGGCATGTGGCAGTTGTGGAGCGGGTCAACACGGACGGGACATTGCTTATATCGCAATCCGCATGGCGTAGACCGTTAACCGATTATCCCCCGGATATGGAGGGGTATTTCTGGACTAATACCACGGTAGGAACCACTAATATGGCGCAATGGCTAATCAACGGCAACTACGCATTTCAAGGGTTTATCTACCACCCGGATTTCCCGCCCGGACCGGTTCCAACGCCAACGCCAACGGGGATACCGGCATGGATGCTTTTCAAATTCAAGCCGTATATGTCAAAGAGGTGATACAGTTGAATTTACCATACTATTACGATTACTCAAACGTGATTGATGCAAAAACTTCCCCGTCCGGGGTCCATGTAACCAACACCGCTACGGCAACGTTTTTCCGTAGGTATTTGCTCCAGAAGGCAATGAGCGTTTTTGAGTGGAAAATGCCGGAGTTTTGGAGCAAGGACTATTTCCTTTACTCTCTCTATATCGGGGGTTCCGTTGCGATTGTCGAGACTGACAAGTACGGAGTGATTCCGCAGGGTGGACAACCGTCTGGATACAATGTATTCTATCAGCCCCGACAGTATTATATTGCCAACCCGCTATTGCAGGGTATCAAATCCCCTATTATCAATGAGCAATGCACCGTTTTCAAATGCACCCGGGACTGGGGCGGCATTATGGACATGGTCAGCTTTTACGGGGACTATATGGCCCTTGCGGCGCAGGCTATGGGTGTCAATCTGTTTAACTCCCGGCTGGCGTATGTTTTCGGGGCGAAAAATCAGGCAACAGCCGAAAGTTTTAAGAAGGCTTTTGACCGTGTGGCAAGCGGTGACCCCGCCGTGGTGGTAGACAAGTCCATGTTTACGGATGATGGCGACTTTAGCACCCCGTTCTTCGAGCAAAACGTGGGGCAGAACTACATTTCAGACCGGCTTATCGAAGCGTTGCTAAATATCGATAATATGTTCTGTACAACCGTGGGCATACCTAACGCCAACTATAACAAGCGGGAGCGGACAGCAAGTGGTGAAATTGGTATAAACAATTTTGAAACCCGTTGCATGGCTGATAGCTGGCTAGAGGGATGGAGAGAGAGTTGCGATAAAACCAAACAGATGTTTGGTATCGAAATTTCCGTGGACTGGCGGGAGAACAAGGAGGAATTTGCTGATGTGCTGGAGCAGGATGCGCCCGACGGTAAGTTACCTGGGACTGTATAACTACGATTCCACCATTTTCGACGATTTTGCTTTACCAGATTCCATTTCTGCGACTAAAGCAGAATTTGTAGATGAAATTCTGTCCGAGTTGGGGCAGTTGGAAGCCCTTTACCCTAATGCAGATGTATTCAAGCGGATTCTGAAAGCGTGGAGCAATACCAGATTGCCGGAGTGGCAGAGGGTGGAAGCCGCATTGACGGCTGAGTATAACCCCATTCACAACTTTGACCGCAATGAGGACTACACGGACACAAACACGGAAAAAGAAACAGGAACAAGCAACAGTACAAGCAGTACCGAAAGCACAGCGAACGGAACGAACGAAAGCACAGAATCCGAAACTGCATTTAATACAGAAAGTTTCAAAAACCGCACAAAAAATGCCGGGACGGACACGGCGAACAGCACAGCAAGTGCCACTAACAAAAGTGACAATACAGTAACAAGAGAAACAAGTGTAAAACATACGGCACACCTATATGGTAATATCGGTGTAACAACTACTCAGCAGATGATGAGGGAAGAACTTGATATGCGCCGCAACGATTTGGAGACGTATATTATAGACGATTTCAAACACCGGTTTTGCGTAATGGTGTACTAAGGAGGTGTAATTTATGGGACTTTTTAACCATTTTCCATACCCGGACACACACCAGCTTAACCTTGACTGGATTCTCGATGCGGTAAAGAATTGTGTGGATAAAGTCACGGAGTTATGGACCTATGTAAGGGAGCCGGGAGCCGGTATCCAGAAGGCATTGACGGATGCACAGGCGGCGGCGACTACTGCACAGGCAAGTGCGGCAAGTGCACAGACTAGCGCAACCGGCGCACAGGCAAGTGCGGCACGTGCACAGACTAGCGCAACCAGCGCACAGGCAAGTGCGGCAAATGCCCGAACTAGCGCAATCGGCGCAGAAGCAAATGCGGCAAATGCACAAACGTCTGCCAATGATGCACAAACGTCTGCCGATGATGCACAGGCGTCTGCCGATGATGCACAGGCGTCGGCGACTACCGCAAAGACGGACGCAACAAGCGCACAGGCGGCGGCGACTACCGCACAGACGGCCGCAACAAGCGCACAGGCGGCAGCAACTACCGCACAGACATCCGCACAGAGCGCACAGGTGGCGGCAACAAACGCACAGGATGCGGTAGCTTATCTAGCGTCTATGATGAAAACCGCTATGACCAATATATATCCTGTCGGTTATATATATGTAAACTATCGTAATCAAGAAATGCCTGTAGAAAGCGATGAATCAGTTATTAACAGGTTACAAAGCACAATCGGCGGCACGTGGGCGAGAGCCGGGAGCCATGGACAGCCGGTGACAGAGCCCGATAAGTTTGGTTGGTCCAATGTCGTTTTTGGAAATTCGGCTGGAGATGCCAACGATTTCAATTTTAACATCTACGTCAGGACAAAATAATAATAGCCCCCGGCGAGAACCGGGGGCTTTGTTATATTATGCGTGATATTCAGCGTCCGGAGTGTATTTCCACACTATACAATCAGCCCCGTCTTGACAATTACGTTCGTCCCGAATGCAATCGCTATATTCATCATAATACCATCCACTGCACTGTTTAGCAAACTTATACCATGTTCCCCGGCTTATAAAACCTAAGCAAACCAAATCATAAAACTTATTCCATATTACAGAAAATTCTTCTCGGTTTCCGGAATAGTTTACCAAAGTTTCCTTCATGTTTTTCAGATTCAATGCCTTCATTTTTGTTACCGTCCTTTTCATTGTGTTATCGGGAGTTCCTCTCCCTTTGTGATTATATTATACCACACATCCTTCCGATTTCAAGTTTTAATATTACACAATAATTACCCAATTATTCGCCCTCTGTTTTGTGCAATATACACAATGGTCTGTGAGGCACTGGACGGCCCTGTACGCAACGATTTTTACGGGGCTATACTTATACCCGGCGGCTCTGTTCGTCAAAAACTATCAAATGTTCGAAAACAACTACACTGTTTTGTGCGTGAGCCGTGGACACCGTGCCCGGATGCGTTAGGAGCGACTAACTATGTGATGTTTCATGTGAAACATATATCAGTAACAAATACGTTGCACCTTTTGTACATGGTCATATGACTGTCTATGCTGTGTGTACAC